GTTTTCCTAAAAAGTGTAAACTTACACCATTTTTAGGATTAGAATCCTAAAAACTATACCTAAATAGAGTAGTTCGTGTTATAGTAAACATGCTTAGGCCTCCCGCGTGGACCTGGGCTTTTTATTTGCCTGCCAACGTGCTATAATAGGCAGTGTAATAAGGAGGTATGCAATTATGGCAGGTAGACCAAAGAAAGAANACACCCCTGTCGAGTCTATTTCAGGCTTGAAAGACATCATCGCAGCGGACAACAGTCTCACAGAGTCCCAAAAAATACTCTTGACCGAGATGGCGATGGACTTCGACACNGNTTTTGAAGAGAATTTNTTCGCATCCAGTATTGATTTGAACAAAAAGTATCCTTTTGGCTTGGATGCGTGGGCAACATTCCTCACGATGCCAAAAGTTTCCCGTTATCTCGGTGGTTTCGCACAGGAAACCTTGATGAAACGGGCCGATTCCGACATCGCAAGCGGTAAAAACGTGCGTGATGCAGCCAATTTGAAGAAACAACTCACCGGAGATAAGGGTGGGAAGGACAATTTTGGCTTCGTACTGATGTATATCCCAGAAGAAAGAGAACGCACCTATGAACCAACCAGTATTTTTGAACAAGACTGAGGATGGCGAGCGNNTGTATCGNTGCCCCATGTGTGGGGACACGATTACCTGTCATGCGAACGTCTTTTATGGTCAGTGTCCATCATGTAAACTGACCTTCATCGACTACAACCCACTTCCGCATCAACGGGAGTTTTTGCAGTCTTCAACCCCCTTCCTTTTGATGGTCGGTGGGTATGGTTCTGGTAAAACCACCTCAGCGGTGGCGAAGCTGGTACATCATTGCTTGTCGATTCCCAAGGGACGTAGCCTCATCACGGGGCCTAAGCTCCAGTTGATTGATGATGCCGTGCTCCCAGAACTTTATAAATTCATTCCACCGTGGTTCATCGTGCGCCAGACCCAGAAGCCTGCGTATTGCAAACTCATGAACGGTCATGAAATCTTGGTCTATGCCTCGAATGATGAACAGAATTTACGTTCGTTGAACTTAACCTCGTTCTATATCGAGGAAGCCTCAAATGTGGACTACTCGGTGTTCAAGCAGCTTCAGACCCGTTTGCGTAACAATGCAGCGGTCAAGCGTGACATCACAGGCAAGGTCATCATGGACAAGACCATGGGCATCGTGTGTACCAACCCTGATGACGGTTGGGTGCGTGACAGCTTCCTGATGTACAGTAAAGAGATTCATGCCAGTGATTCGGTGGATGTCTCCAATTATAAGAAATTAAAAGCGCGCAGACCTTATGTCGAATTTGAATCCTTCCTGTCCAGTTCTCGGGACAACACCTATTTACCTCCAAGGTTCATTGCGAATATGTGTATTGGTAAACCTCGCGAATGGATACGCAAATACATTGACTGTCAGCTCGACATCAAGGAAGGTGCGGTTTANCCTGAGTTCACNCAACANATNATCGACCCNTTCCCAATNCCAGACACNTGGNTACGNGTTGCAGGNTTTGACCGTGGTTGGACCGACCCAACGACTTTGGTCGTAGGCTCCGTGGACCCTCAAACAGGTATCTGCTANATTCATGAAGAGTATGGTGAGGCCAATCAACCGATTGGNTTCCANNCNATGAAGATACGNGANNTGNTGAANGGCAAGCGNATGTACAACAACGTTCAGGCTTGTCCTTCGGTTATGCAGACAAGCGACCGGGACGGCAAGAGTTATCAGGACCACTTCATGCGTTTATCGAACATCTTCCTAGAACCATCAGCCTATCCTATTCAGACCGGTATTGACGTGGTTCGTGAATATTTCTTCCAGGGTAAATTGAAAATATTTACGACCTGTGTTAAACTTAAAGACGAAGCATCACGGTATACTTATCGTGAGGCAACCCGCACGCGGGAAGCAGACGACACACCGATTGACAAGTTCAATCACTTCATGGATTCCTTGCGTTATCTGGTGATGGGTTTACCCTCAAATCCAGCTGAACTCAGAGGTCAAGTCGTGTCCGTCGCAGCGTCTGGCAACTTCAAGAACATCGTCCGCAGGGACATGGTGGGAGGTGCCAATGGCTTCGATATGAACCTTGACAAAGGAGACTATGAAGAACAGACCATTTACCGAGGAGGAATCGCACGTGGAACCAGAAATTATTAACGAATTGAGATTAAAAATCATTGAATTAGAACAACGCGTTCAGAAGTTGGAGGAAGGTTCCTCCTCTTCTGGCGTTTATACTGGTGGCGTCCCTGACTATGCCCGCAACTGGTACGAAGAAAGAAAACAAAAAGGCGGGACCCTAGGCGTTCCAGGAGGTGATAAGTAATGGATGAAAATTTGATTCAAAACGAAGAGCAGCTGTACGCCTACGAGAGTGCGCGAGACAAAGGTAAGAAGTATTTAAAGAAATATCGTGATGCCATCAATGCGGTGGATAAGCGCTCGGATGAATTGCAGGAACTCTTGGCCTTCTTTGAAGGAGACCAATACAGCCTAGCCAATTACGCCGACTCAACCCCTTGGGTTGTGCGCATGAACACACCTCATGCCAAAGTTAAAATTGAAGAACGTGTCGCGTCACTCACTGCGAGTGAGTACGCTGGTGAACTGTTCCCGTTACGGTTGGAAGACCTTGAGACGATTAAGATGCTCAATGAGTTCTATCAAGATGAGTGGGAACGTTTGGAACTGGATTGGTTGATTGATAGCTCCATCAAGGATGCGTCCTATCAACGTGAGGCCTATCTCCACTTAACATTCAACGAAGATGCTAAATATGGCGGCTCCAGAGACGGTGTCATCGAGGCGGCTTTGATTGATTCACCAAGCATCATCATCGACCCAAATGCGAGGACCTGGAAACAAGCCATGTACATTGCAGTTGCAGGTCGTATCTCAGTGGCAGAGGCTCAAGAACGTTGGCCGATTGCACGCAGCATCAAACCAAAGCAAGGCGGGTTGACCGCAGACGAACGTGGTGAGAATAGTGTGACCGTCGATGTTGAAACCAACCAAGACGACTACTACGCTCAAATCACCATGTATGAAAAGAGCTTCAAAGGTAAGAAAGTAATCATCACAAAACACATCATCATCGAAGATGTGCATGTCGAAAAAATTGTATTGGACGGTTTGAGTCGTTTCCCAATTTGTCAGTTCAGATGGGGCAAACGTAAACAAAGTCCATACGGCTTATCTCTCTTAGACGATTTGTTGGCCAGTCAAAAGGCCATCAATGCGATTGAATCCTCAACCACCAACCAAGCCATCTCGGAAGCCACACCAGCGGTGTTGGTCAAACGTGGCATTGGTTTGAATCCAAAAGATGTTTCAGAAACGATTGGGATGCCTCAAGTCGTGTATGCGGTCAACGGNCCGTTGAACGAAGCGATGGCGGTCTTCAATCCAAACCCAATCTCCAGTGTATCGTTGGACATCAAACGTGAACATGAAGCAACTCTAGCGCGTATCGCAGGGGTCTCGGACCAGTTCCTAGGCTCATTGGGTACGGTTGGTAACACCAGCGGCGGTGCCGAAATGGCCATNAGTCGTGCNAANGTCATTGAAGGTGAGTTGCTCCGCAACATCACGGAATACGTTCATGACATCACCGACTTGTTGGTTGAGTACATCGTGACTCAATACAGCGGCATGGAAGCCAAGACGGTTAAGCAAGACTCCACAACGAAAGAGTTCGAAGAACACGCTTATAAGTTCCCAGACAACATGAAGGACATTGAGTTCAAGTTCTATGTGAATCTGAATGTACGTACCCCATACGCGAAGGAACAAGAGAAGGCTGCGATGATGGAACTCTGGCAGATGGAACGTCAGTATGATGCCGAAGTCAAGATTATCAATGTCTTNGACATCTTGGATAAATACAATATCACNAACCGTGAGGAATTGGTTGAACGCTACAAACGGATGACTGCATCCAGCTTGCAAGGTAAGGCAGAAGTCATTACCCAAATCACAGGCTTGGCGAATCAGTACCAACTCCCACCAGAATTGCTACAAGCAGCCATTATCGAGATTATGTCGGATGCGAAGGAAACCCCAGCAACAGACCAGCTCACCCAAATGATTGACCAGGCTGTCGCAGCTGAAGAGCAGGCGGCACAACAGGCGCAGATGGAAGCTGAGCAGGCTCAACAAGCTGAGCAACAGGCAAATCAAGAAGCAGCAGGTATGGCGGCGAATCAAATCGTCGAGCAGATGGACCCAAATATGGTCATGCAAATGGCTCAGGAACAATCCGCACCAAACCAAATCGCACAAATGATGGAACAAGGAGGCTGAAAAGCCTCTTTTTCTGTTGCATTGAAAAAAGTTACATGATATAATGTGTCCGATGAAGTTATCAGAGGCCCGGGACCTCACAACCCGAGAACTACCGTGGAGGTGACCAGATGTTTGACAAAGACGACCTGACTAAAGACCAAGATTCGATTGATGCGAAATTGGTTGAAGACTTACTTAAAGAAGTAAGTAAAGAAGACCCAGCGAAACCAGAGGACGTAGCTCCTGAAAATCTGGAAGAAGCTGAAGAGGCAGATGAAGAAGCTGTGATAGAAGATGAAGACGAATCCGATGAGGAAGATGTTGAACCAATTATCCCAGAAGAAAAACCTGCCCGAAAGAAAAATGTCAATACGCCTGAAGAAAATGCAGCATTTGCAAAGATGCGCATGGAAAAGGCTCAAGCCGAGGCTGCTAAAGCTGAAGCTGAAAAGACAGCAAAAGAGGAGCGTGAGTTTCTTGAAGCGTTGGCCAGACGGTCAGGCTTCNCAGATGTAGAATCTTTCAAAGATGCGGCNCGTAAGCAGCTGATGCAAAAAGAAGCTGAACAAGCGGGAATCCCACTTGAAGTGTACGAACGCATGAAGTCCTTGGAAGACCAAGTCAAAACCATTAACCGTGAGAAGGAAGAACAAACGAAGTTGGCCGGTGCGCAACGTTTCACCACTGCTTTGGATTCATTCGTCGCTCAATACGGTTTAGGTGATGCAGGCAAGAACCAAGTTCTTGAACGTCTCGGTGAAGCCGGGTACGCAACGGTTGACGACATCATTGCCGTCAAAGCTCCAGAAGCGCTGATTAAGGGTGTCATGTCTGACATCATTGAAAAGCAAGCAGTATCAAAGCATGTTAAGGCAAGAGAAGCACGACCTAAAGTCGATAGCGGAACCTTGTCCCCTACCTCAACGAAAGGCAAAGATGCCCTCGAAGAGATGATTAAAGCCGACGTAGCTAAGTTCTACGCCGACTAA